AGCGCTTCAGAACGAGACATATTTGGGTTTGCAGCCATAAGATCATTTACTACAGCTTGGAACTCATATGTTTTAGGAGCTTTTTGCGCAGAAAGCCCGGCACTAAACGCAGCCAAATCCTTCTGCCTTTTAAACGCCAAATCAGCAGCCTTGTCAGACTGCATCATAGAGATAGCTTGCTGCGCGTTAATACCGCCATCTAAAAGCAGCTTCGCTAAATCCTCACGCCCTTGAGCGCGCAGGGTTTCGGCGGTGCGGTTTGCAGCCATGCCCTTTGCACGCTGAGCGCCCTGCTGGCGTATAGCATCGCCCATGCGCATTTCAGGCAAAATAAGAGCGTCCAAACCAGCAGCAGCCGCCGTAAGGGGACTCATGCCAGTTCTTTGGTTTGGAGTAATGGCTCTGTCAAAAAAGCCTAACAAACCACCACGACCCTGTTCTTCCTGCTCGGGCTTATTTGGTAAAAACATTATATACTCCTATGGTGCGCCGGGTGGCTTAGCAAAGGCCGCAGCGGTGTTTGCGCCAAGCTGCAAGTAATTAAACAGGCCGGGGTTCATGCTAGATGTTTGGCCGTAAGTATTAGCCAAGCCAGCCGCTCCGCCCTGCATAGCGGCCAAGCCTTGCATTGGTGCGCCCGTATATCCAGCGTACTGGCCCTTAGCTGCGTTAATGAGGTTCTGCATTGCTTGCTGCTGCATGGCACCTTGCTGCATTTGCTGGTTCTGTATGGCCTGACCATAACCAAATGATTGTTGGCCCAGACCTGCCATCTGACCAGCAGCGCCAAGCTGGCGACCGAGATCGGCTTGCGAAGCGCCAAGTGCAGTGTTGAACCCCTGAGCGCGCAAACGTGCTGCCTGATCCATTGCCTGTTGGCTAAAGCCCTTCATGGCTTCTGCCTGAGCAATGCCGTGCCGAGACCCTCCAAACGCGCCTGCCGCGCTGGCTTGAGCGCCAAGTTGGTTTAAACCCATCTGCGCTGCGCTACCTACGTCCCGCAAAGACTGTTGCACGACTTGGCTCTCGTATGGATTAGCGTAAGCCTGCATGCCCGGAACAGCCGTTTGATACATGCCTTGACCCACACGGCCTAAAGCCGCTGTCTGAGCGCCTGCCGCCTGTTGATACGGATTGGCACCGCCCGGCATTACTGTTTGTTGAGGATTTGCTCCGCCAGCCATGATTTTCTCCTACTTCCCGCCGCTAGACGGCTTTTGCATCTCAAGAACTACAGGCTGCTGGGATGCAGTCTGCGCGCCCGGCTGACCTGTCATCGGGTCAACGCTAAAGCCCTCAAGATAATTATACAGGCCCGGTGCGTTCTGCTGCAAAGCGCCTTTTGATTCCATAAACAAAGGTGCAGAGGAATAACCCTGCACGCCGCCAGCAAAGGTTGTAGGCGCTGGCATGTACTCGCCCTGAGCTACTGGCATGCCAAATGCACCCGCCATTCGGTCGGTGCCTTGAAACGCAGCCTGCTGCAATGGGCTAAACGAAGCAACGTCAGGACCATAATAGGGCGTGTAGCCTAATGCAGATACATCGCGCGCTAAGCCAAGCTGCTGCTGTAATCCGGTTTCAGCAAAAGCTGGTGCCGTTACGTCTTGTGATTTTGAGCCACCCTTGGCCATTTTATATATCCTTCGCAAACTGGGTGTGTAAAACTTTCCACCCTAATGGTTCTAGCGGTTTTTTCCACCCTACACGGCCAGTCATGGTTGCGCCAGTGCATCCGTGGGCCGAAGCCCAAGCCTTCACGTCAGCGTCCATATCCAAAATTTGATCCAATTCGCCACCAGCCAAGAAGATATTGATAACTTTCTTTTTCGGATATACCACAATTTCAGTAACTATGCACCCCTTCGCCGCAGGCCACAATTGCATCATCCCAGAAGCAATGCCGTTTTCAATATCATCCCAACTGTGCGTACCATCGCAATAATCTAATGCAGTCTCAATCCAAGGCTTGCAGCGATCCAACTCGTTAATCGGCGTCATATCGTTCATTATGCGTGAATCCTTGTTATGGCCACAGTGGACGCAGGAGACGCAGGCGCAAACGATGTGGCCGCCGTAGCGCTCAAACTACCGCTCGTGCTACTTACCGCCCACTTCACCTCTAAATAATCATCATCACTTACGTCGAATATAGCGGCGCGAGATACAACAAGGTTGGCCCCATTTTGGTGCAACGTATTAACCATTGTAAAGCCAGCTTGGTTCGTACCGTTTATAGCTGGCCAGAAGTAAAATGTTACATTGCTTCCGCTTGTTGATCTTATCTCGGCGGTAAAGCTAATAAGATACTCCCCGCCTTCTTCAAAAACAATGCGCTCATTGTTCGTTGCGTCACGATCTATTTTAAAGTTTCCGCTGGGTGCGTCGTAAGTTATTGAATATGCAGTATTAGCGCTTGCCGCAGTAACGCTTGTGCTGCGAATAAACGTAGCGTGACCACCCTCCAAGACAATCTGCCGAAACTCACTTCCCTTTGAGATAATTGGATACCCATTTACCTCATCCCAAAGAATGACGCCGTTTTCGGACGGGTTGTCATCACTTGTTTTTGTAAACAGGCGCGGCAACTGGCGCTGCAAGTAGCTTGTAAGCTGCCTGCCCCACTGCGCCCAGTCTGGTCCTAATGGTGGGAGAACTGGGGCTGGCATTAACGCCTCCCCATTGGCTTGGCGTCAACACGCATTGTTCCAACACGCCAAGCGCCTATTTGGTCTCCAGTAACCCGCATGCGCATCTGGCGGCCAGTAAAACGTACAGATGTTGGGTTAGATGGATCAAATGGGCCGTGGCTGCTTTCGATGTCATTCGGGTGGAAGCGCGTTTTAAATGTTAAAGATACATCGCCTTGCGTTAATTCATCAGGAATTAACTTTGTTACCGACATAATATTTTCGCCTGTGCCAATGGATATGGGTCCAGTTTCCGCAAAAATACTTGACCCGTCCATGTTGTATCCAACCTCATGCTCCAGCAAATCAACATCAGTGTTGGTCATAAATGGATACTTAAACACACCCCGCTGAACGCCAGACGTGCGCGACAAATTACCTATGAGCCAGTGCTGCTCTTTATAGTCAAACACAACATAACGATCTATTTCAGTGCTGTTTGCGGATGGGTAGAACCACCACACCTCCCCAAACTGGCCATTGTTCAATGACCATATTTTGCTTTGCTGTGCTGGGTTCATATCACCAAAAACGTAGTCATGCACTTCGCACGGCAGCTCATTAACTGAGTTGCCATCAAACAGATAAAACCCACGCTGCCCCATCCAGAACACGCCAACGTCCACGTCAGCTATAGCCTTACGAGATATAACTCCGCAGGACGTGCCAACGCGCTCAAATCCGTAGACGTAAGGCGGGCCAGAATACCTTGCAGTATGGGCATCAACGTCAGTTAAAATAAGAGTTTGGCCTTTCGTGCGAATTGCCGTCATAATCTGACCAGATGTTTGAAGCTCTATATCGCCAGCCTCATTTGTGGCGGCTGGGGTCCAAGTCGTATTGTCCTCCCTGTCACACCACTGAACTTTGCGAGGATTTCCGCCTGCGCCCAACGCAAAGATAAAGCGCTCTTCAGTTACAATTATGCCAGAGTTATTCGTTGGCGCGTTGGCGACAGCAGCAGCTTTTACGCCTATACCTAACTGCCACTCCAGAAGCCTGCCGTCTTCAGTGTGGCATGCAACAAGATACTCGCCCCAGTTATCTAAAGACCATGTAGTAGCTTCGGAAAAGTTGCCATAATCAGGCCGAGGTTGGCCGTAATAGCCAGTGTTGTAAAACCCATACCCGTAGCCAGTTTCAATTTCAGCGTCAGCACGGCCTATGGCAAGATCAGTCGGCGCTATGTCATAAACAGTGTTACTGCCCGTCATAGCTTTTAGCTCAGAGTGCGAGCCTCCAGAAAGCCAAGCCGTTCCATCGTTAGCCTCCCAAGAGTGCATGCCCCTGATTGGGTTTGTGCTGAAACTTGTCTTGCGCTCCTGCCACCCGCCGATAGGGCGCAATGAACCGTCACGCCAGCGCACAAGACTACCATCACGCCAGCGCCCAGAGGCATCTAGGTCTGTACCGTTTCGATAAAAACCCGCTGGCACGTCAAGTGGTATAAGTGTCATTGATTGGCCTCAATTACGTTTTCATAATGTAGCAAAGCGCATAGTATGGCGGCAGGTTGGCATTGGTTGCGCTAGAACCTGCGCTATTTATGCTCAAAGTGTGGGTGTGATTGCCTGCGCTATCCATGGTCGACTGGTTAGCAGCGCCAGAAATATTATTAGGGCCATCGTTGCCGGAAATGTAGTTGCCAGCGGTTGCACTGTCAAGGTTGTGAGGCAGAAGGTGAGTATGCGCGCCAGCCGTGCCAATTGAGCCTGTGTGAGTATGGCTTGGCAATGTAGCGTCGGCCGACCCGCCCGTCGCGTTCACGGCATATGTGCTGCCTGCACCCACAACAAAACGGTTTTCCAAGTTTGGCGTGCTATTAGCACCATTGCATAACACATAGCCGGCTGGGATGGCGTTAGCCGCGCCGGACCACAATATAATTGACCCAGAAGGCACGCCAGCAACGGCAGCCACAGAAGTCGTCAAGGTGTTGAGCTGCGTTTGTATTGCGCTGGTCACACCATCGACATAATTTAATTCTGTCGTCGTGGCAGTTAGCCCGTCCAGAACCGCGACTTCAGCCGCGGTTACTGGGCCGACCAGTGTGTCAATTGCGTCAAGCGCTGCGTTTATTGTCGTACCCCAAGTGTCCTCTGATCCGCCGACTGTTGGCTTCGTCCAGCCTTGGTTCGTTGTATTTGCCATCTATCAGTTTCCTCTTCGCACGGCGGTTGCTGCAACTATACACATTTTATTCGATTAATACTAGTCAGCCTCAGCTACCACAAGCGTCCCAGCATCAACCTGACGCATGATCTCTGCGTAGTGGCGGTTGGCTGGGTCTAGGGGGACAGACATTTCAGTGCCGTCTATGGTGGCTTGGATGATTGCATTGTCATTGTCTGTGTATTTCGCTGACGTAATATTCATGTCTTATAGCTCCGCATCAAAGTGTACATAAACAGAAGAATTGTCTGTCCTAATCCAACCCCCATAGCCAATACGACCTGTGCCACCGACCTCTGAGTCATTTTGTATTTCGCCTATTTTATTAGTAGTCCTATTGCCTAGTGATAAGCTGTTGAAATAGTCTGCCCCACCATCTCGAATGAACTCATAATATTGAGATCCTGAAGCAGCCGCTAGGGTTGGCGTTGCCCTCATTGTTACGGGAAAAGTAATGGCACCAAACATTTGAGTTGTGGTGTAATACACACCCATACCTAATGCCTGTGCCGTCCCATCCGCAGCACTGTAGAAATACCGCTGACACCTCGCCAACTCATCCGAGTAGCTGCGTGGATGCTCGAATGGGGTGGCGGTGTCGCCTACTTCGAGTTGGACGCCTGTGATTTGCCATGTGGC